CTTACGGCCAAAGGAACACCCAGTGTTTCTGTTAGTACTTTGAGAGTTGCGCGATTCGCTGCGTAGGGATGTTCTGTCCACAGGTGCGTATTCCCCCTGCACGGTGGGCTTTGAAGGCTCGGTCGACCCCGGATTTCGGGGCGACAAAATGTAACTGCGAGCAAATGCGGCATTATGCAAACTGCGACATTCGATATGATGCGTTTGATGATCATCATCTACAGCGTGCGAATTGGTGGCAGCGGGCAATGAGAGTGATGGCAAGGCGCTTCGCCGAGGTGTTCTCGAGAGATCTTGAGAACCTGTTGGACGACGTGGAGTGCGGAGAGGATATATTGAACAACATTGACGAGGGCATGCGTACCATAGCGGTAGGTGCGGATTCCCTTGAGCAACTGGTTCGGCGGCAGAAGATGGAAGAAATGCAAGCAGAACTGGATCGTGATATTGACCTCGGGATCGTCACCATGGTTGGGGACGTGCCTATCATGCTCGTGGATGAGCAGATGGAGGCAACGATGAGAAAGCGTGCGGGTCCTTTTGAGATCAAGGTCCGCATGTCAACGCGCTTCGTTTCGGAGTGCGTTGTGGCGCTGCGCGCGGTGATGGGAACTCCCTCTCAGAGGACATCAGCGATGAACGACAGTGCTGAAAGCCGGATGAACAAGATCCTACGGGACATCAATTGCCGCTACGAGGTGATCAACGTTAATATGCCGCACATACTTGACGCTTACTTCTCTTGCGATGCAGCATCCCTCCGCACCGGCGCGGAACGAGGGGTGCTGAGCCGTTGGCTGATGCGGATTTTGAACATCCGCGTCGCCAAACCCACTGGCAGTTGCTAGTGGTGCCCGTTGATGGTTGAGGGGTGTGATGGGGAAGCTGCGGTCACACCTATAGGCATGGTCAAGAACTACAACGGGGCTGAAACGCGGCCTAGACGGTGGGTGAAGCTAGTTGGGTTAGCTCCACCGTCGAGTTTGGGGGTGTTCAACAACAGCGTTGACGTCGCCTACAAGGCGCTAGCCGAAAGATACTACCTTTGTGAAGTTAGAAAGGGTGTCTTCGAGCCGGCTCTTGGGACGACGCTAGAGAAGTTGATGGATCCTCACATGACGGAATTTCTGCAAAGAGTGGTTGACAAAGTGAACCTGGACCCTGTGTGCAGCACGGCTGATGTCGTGAACTGCTATAAAGGCTCCAAAAGGGCTCGCTACGTCGCTGCTGAGCAGAGGTACTATCGTGATGGGGTGACAAAGATGGAAGCAATGCTGCGCATGTTCGTCAAGTTTGAGAAATGTGACTTGAGGAAGGCACCGAGAGTGATCAATCCACGATCGCTCGTCTACAACATAGCTCTTGGGAGGTTCCTGAAGAAGAATGAGCACAAGTATTTTGACGCCATAGCAGAGGTCTTTGGGCAAGATAGGGTGGTCTTCAAGGGAATGGATGTGAACAGGAGTGCTGAAGAAATGCATGATGTGTGGGAAACTATAGCGGATCCGGTGGCTATCGGAGCTGATGCTAAGAAGTTTGACATGCACATTAGCCTAGAAGCGTTGTATTACGAGCATTTGTTTTATATCGCGCCGTATACCAATTGCGATGTGTTGGCGGCGCGGCGGCTGTATGACCGAATTATCAAAGAACGCAAAGATGCCATGGAGAATTATCAATCCGAGGCGGAGCAACTTTGTTGGTTATTGTCACAGCAGCTGAACAACCGTGGAAAAGGTTACTTTCAGAACGGCAAGGTGTCTTTCAAGATTAGGGGAACACGCTCGTCAGGGGATTTGAACACATCATTGGGTAATTGTATCCTGATGTGTGCGATGACATGGGCCTGGAAACAGTTTACTGGAGTACGGGCAGCGCTTGTGAATAACGGGGATGATTGTGTACATGTGGTGCCGCGCCAGCAGGAGGCCACATGGCGGTCCGGACTGTGCGAGTATTTTGCGGAGAAGGGTTTCCGCATGGAACTCGAGCCCACAGTGGACCAATTCGAAGAGGTCGAATTTTGTCAATCAAAGCCGTGTAGAGTCGCGAACGGTTGGCGCATGGTGCGCAACCCAGCTACTCTGATCACTAAAAGCTCCATGTGTCTAAAGCCATTGTTCACCATGAACGCACTCAAGAAGTGGGTCATGGCTGTGGGCTTGGCTGAAGGCTCGCTGTGTGATGGTGTGCCAGTTCTGCAATCGTATGCGAGAGCGCTGCGTAGGAACGGCCGCCATTGCACTAAGGCGTACATCGAGAAGAATGTGATTGGAGACTCGTCACGTCTCATGCACTCCAATTTGGAGGTGCACGTGGCGCCAATCACAGATGAATCCCGCGTATCATTCTGTAAGAGCTGGGGTATAAATCCGGAGCATCAGGTACATTTGGAAAAGTACTATGACTCCTGGACCCTGGCCAAGGAGATGGGCGAGCGAATCCTTTCAGGTGATGCCCTTCGGCGGGTTAGGGACCTGACGGTGACTGTACCGAATCTACTACAACCCGCCATATAAGAAACATGACGAAAACAAAACAGCGTATCACGTTCATCAAGGGCAGATCGGGCCCTATGCGCGTGCAAACACAGAAACAGAAAAAGAAGAAGCCAACAGCGGTTGGACAAGCGATGAGAGCGCTGGGAGGACTGGGTGGCCGAGCACTCGGGGGCTATTTTGGAGCCCCCGAGCTTGGATCTGCGGCAGGTACTCAATTGGCAGCATTGGCGAGTAGGTGGATGGGTTTTGGGCGGTATACGGTATCGCGAAACTCACTACTCCGCTCCGATGCGTCAACGACAATCCCAGCTATGCATAAGAACAGCCAAACAGTGGTTGTGCGACACAAGGAATACATCGGACCCATTGTTGGTTCTCAGGCCTTCAAGGTCCAGTATGAACTACCATTGAATCCGGGGTTGTTTACAACCTTTCCTTGGTTGTCGGGTGTGGCAGATCGGTATCAAGAATACACCTTCAAGGGGGTGGTATTTCACTACATTCCCAGTAGTGGTACCGCTGTTGCCAGCACCAATGCAGCTCTCGGCACAGTTATGCTACAGACGACGTACCGTGCATCTGACTCTAAGCCATTGGCGAAGGTTGAGATGCTCAACGAGTATTGTGCTTCTGAGAGCGTGCCGAGTGAGACTTTCATCCATCCAATTGAGTGTGATCCTAAGGAGAACCCGTTCAACGTCCAATATGTGCGATCAAGCGCACCACCTGCCAATGAGCCACTGATGTCCTACGACCTAGGTAAAACCTTCGTCGCCACACAGGGCCAGCAGGCAGATGGATTCAATCTTGGTGACCTCTGGGTTACTTACGAAGTGGAACTTCGCAAGCCCATTGTTCACTCTGACGTCACGGCAGCCCCATATTTTATGGGTGTGTTTACTGCCGGCGCAGATTGGAACCATCTTTTCGGCACTATTGGATCGTATTCGGGCTCCCTTGTAGTCACGGCAGCAGCCGACTTGATCACAATCCCTCCTGGCGAGACAGAGACATATCTGGTGACAATTGACATGTCGTCCAGTAATTTCTCTGTGTTCAATGACACTGCAACTCCTCTTCCCGTCATTACGAATGGGAAGTTGGTGCACAGCTTGAATGGTTCGGACCTGGTTAATTACAGCAAGATTTTATCGGGGTCCGCTCAGGCAATTGTGTACTTTGCAGTCCAGAGGGTGGATCATACTCAGCCGGTCCTGGTTCAGATGGATAATATTTTCAATTTGACTGGAACAATTGGATCGGCAGTGCATTTGCAGGTATTCCCGCTCAAGGCAATCTTACCATAAATTGGTGTGTGTGTGAAGGCGTCTAAATCCCTAAGTAATCCTGGGTGCCCATTTTGACAGGTTTGTGAAAATATAAACATTTCATGCATAGTGCGTGTGCTGGAAGAAGAGAGTTGGGTGAGTGTGAGATAGAGTCGTGGTAGACGTAAGAGATTCCATTGAAAGTGCAAATAGATGGATGTGGCCCCTCAAGCGTTAACTTATTGCATCGGTAATCGCTCATACCCATTCAAGATGACTCCGAGGTAGTCTCGGTCGCGGCTCCACTTGGTGGTCGCGGAAGTTGGACTGGTGGTACCCTATAATCCACTGGCTGTCGTAAATTTGGGCTCGACAGTACCCCCCCC